TTAAAATGTATACACATATCTGACATTCACTTCCGTGGGATGTCTCGTCACGAAGAATATAGAGAATCTTTTGAAGATTTTTTTATTAAAGCTGCTAAAATAAAGCCTGACTTAATTTTTGTTGGTGGTGACATCGTTCACTCTAAGACTCAAGGCATTTCTCCTGAGCTTATTGATTTGTTATCTTGGTGGTTTCGAAAATTAAATTCTATAGCCCCCACTCACGTTATTCTCGGTAATCACGACGGCCTTATCTCTAATAAGCATCGCCAAGACGCAATATCACCTATTGTTAACGCGCTTGAATTGAATCAGACCACTCTCTATAAAAATTCTGGGATATACCCGACCGGTATTCCTGGATTTAATTGGGGAGTTTTTTCTTGCTTTGATGAAGAAAACTGGAAATCAGTTAAGCCAGTAGAAGGCGAGATAAATATTGCTTTGTTTCATGGTGGCGTTTTAGGCTCTACCACTGATATAAATTGGGATATCGAAGGAGAAGTTGAAACTAGCTTTTTCGAGGGGTTTGATTTTGCATTTCTTGGAGACATTCATAGAATGCAGTATCTCGATAGAGAGAAAAGAATAGCGTACCCAGGCTCTACCATTCAGCAAAATTACGGCGAAGACCCTGGTAAAGGATTTTTGCTTTGGGAAATAGAGAGTAAAGACAAATTTACTAGCACTTTTCATGAGATTAAGCACACCAAGCCCTTTGTGACAGTTGAGTGGACTGGAACAGTTTACGACACAGTAAAAAAAGCCCTTAAGTATCCCGTGGGAGCAAGATTTAGAATAAAATCAGATTTCCCCCTCCCGCAAGCAGAAATAAAGCAGCTTCATTCAGAACTACAAGAAAAATTAGAAGCTACAGAAATTGTTTTCAAATACGATACTTTTGAAAGTACGCCTGTTTCTACATTTTCAGACGGCGAAGATCTTCTTAACATGAGGGATCCTGCAATTCTTTTGAAGCTCCTCAAAGAATTTTACGAAGAAAAAGAAGTTAGCGATGAAGAGTGGGAAAAAATAGAGCAGATACTCCGCGAGCAAGTAGCGTCTGTTTGTAAAACAGATTCTCCTCGAAATCTCAAGTGGTCTCTTAAAAAGATGAAATTTTCAAATACTTTTGCATATGGGAAAAACAATAAAATTGATTTTTCTAACTTAAGTGGAATTGTGGGCTTATTTGGGAAAAATAGAGCTGGAAAGTCTTCAATTCCAGGCACCCTTATGTACTCTCTATTTAATTCTACTGATCGTGGATCTATTAAAAATCTTCATGTAATTAATACTCGCAAGGGCCACTGCATAGCAGAAGTTGATTTTGAAGTTAATGGGATCACTTATAGAGTAGAAAGACAGTCGGTTAAGAAGCAAAATCGGAAAGGAGAGGTAAGTGCTACTACGCAAGCTAATTTTTGGCAAATAGATTCTGCTGGAAATACTGTCGATATGAGTGGCGAGCAGAGACGAGACACCGATAAAATGCTGAGAGATTTAATCGGCACTAAAGAAAATTTCTTACTAACCTCTTTCGCTTCTCAAGGAGATATGAACGCTTTTATAAAGAATAGAGCGACTCAAAGAAAACAAATTCTCTCTCACTTTTTAGATTTAGATATTTTTGAAAAAGTGTTAGAAGCCGTTAAAGAAGAATCAAGTTACACTAAAGCTCTTTTAGCAAAATACCCAGAAAGAGAATGGAAATCTTTAATATTAGAGAAAGCTTTAAAGCTCCGGTCTCTTAAGGCGGATAGAGAATCAACTGAATCTGAATACTCTACGCTGCAACAGAGGCTTCAGTCTTTAAGAATTCATGCAGCCAGTCAAAACAGCGAAGATATTGTTACACCAACAGATGTTCGAAACCAAGAAACACAGCTTCACATTGCAAAAAATAGGCTGAGTGATATTGAAAGCAAAGAGACTGAAATTCATGAAAAAATTGAGATTATTAACCAAAAATTAGTAAAAATAGAAAAAATAAAGAGCCAATTCCCGATTGAAGATTTACGAAACAGTCTAGAGTCTAAGAATTTGCTTGAGAAAAAATTGATACAGGTGAATTCTGATTTGAGCGGTGAAAGCAGGCTCTTAGAATCTCAAAATCAATCAGTGAAATTATTAGAGCAAGTGCCATGTGGGGACCAATTTCCTACATGCAAATTTATTAAGAATTCTCATAAGAGCAAAAAATTAATAGCTAGCCAAGAAGAAAAAATATCTAACATAGCAACTAATTTAGAAGAAATTCAGTTTCAAGTGTCTACTTTAATAAGCCAAAGCTTGGAAACAAAAATTAAAAAATACCAAAAGCTTCTAGAGAGTGAGAGCGAATCAAAAGTAGGCATATCAGATTTAAGAGTTTCTCAGGGAGAAAACGAGAGAGAGAAAATTAATCTTACTGATAGTTTGATCCACATGGAAGACGAGTTGATTAGTTTAAAGTCCAGAGTGATAGATTCTAAAGAAGTCAGTGAAGTAGACAAAATTAAGTCGCAAATTTTAACAGTTGAATCTGATTTTAAAGCTGTGGATGCAAAAAGGTTAAACCTTAGTGAAAATATAGGCCTTCTTAGCTCTGAATTAAAGAGACTAGAAGAAGAGAAAAAAGAATACACTGACTTACTGTCAGAGTGGCGAATATTCGAGCTTGTTATGCGAGCTTTTGATAAAAGAGGAATTCCAATTCAAATATTAAGTTCTCAACTTCCAAAAATCAATGCAGAAATATCTCGAATTTTGCAAGGCGTCGTTGGATTTACAGTAGAGCTAGAAGCAGATTTCAATTCTAACGCCATGGATATTTATATCAACTATGGAGACTCAAAGAGAATTATAGAGTGCGGATCTGGGATGGAAAAAATGATTTCATCTCTAGCGATGAGAGTCGCTTTGATTAACATATCATCTTTGCCAAAAAGTGATATATTGATAATCGATGAGGGCTTTGGCACTCTTGATGAAATGAACGTAGAATCTTGTAATCAGCTCTTAATTTCTTTAAAGAGATGGTTTAAGTGTATTTTTGTAATATCACACATCGATGCTATTAAAGATGTTGCGGATAATATTATAGAAATAACTACTCGAGGAAAAGATTCTAGAGTGGTGGTAGAGTAATTATGGGTATTGATAATTTTGTTCCGTTTGAGTGCCCTGTTTGCTTAACTCTTATGCAAGATTTTAAAGATGTTTTTACATATTTTTCTTGTGGCTGCTGTAAAGAGTGCAAATCAGAATATTTAATGCCAAATAAGTTCAAAAGTGTCGTTGATGCCAAAATTTCTAAAGAAACAAGAAAGTCTCTAAGTAAAAAAAGAAAAAGTCTACCTAGTTATATTTTAAGGTGAGGAAAATGCTGAATTTAAATCAAATAAATGTCTTGGGAAATATTTTAGAAACTAGCTGGGGAAAATCCAGCAATGATTTCCACTGCACTGCAAAGTGGGAGGGTAATTTAGTTCGTATTATGTATAGCACCGTTGTGTATCTTGCTTCTGAAAGGTCCATGAATTCTCAAATTCCGCCAGTGGCCTTAGAATCAATCGAAAGAATAAAACACCGAACTAACTCTGCAAAAAAAGCTTATAAGGAACAAACTGGCGAATCTTTAGCGTTGAAAGAAATTAGTAGCGATGAATCTGTAGAATATATTCAAGCTTCTTCTTTAAGTCCGCGAAAAGTAGTTCTTTACAGGAGAGTTGCAGACTTTGAAGTAAGTTAATGGCTGCAAATAATAAGCAACGGCAGATTAAAGAAATAGTTAGGTGTGGAAAAGATCCTACGTATTTCTTTAATAAATATGTTAAAATTCAACACCCTACGCGTGGCACGATTCCGTTTAAAACCTACTCATTTCAAGATGATTGTGTAGATGATTTTAATGAACATCGATTTAACGTAATTGTAAAATCGAGGCAATTGGGACTGTCAACCTTGACCGCTGCCTACGCAGTTTGGTTAGCTATCTTTTATAAAGACAAGAATATTCTAGTTATTGCCACAAAATTGGCTGTAGCGATGAACTTCATTAAAAAAGTTAAAGTGGCCCTGAAACATGTCCCATCTTGGCTAGTACTCCCCGAACTTATTACTAATAACAAGCAATCTGTAGAGTTTAGCAATGGCTCTACGATAAAAGCTATACCCACTTCAGACGATGCCGGTCGATCAGAAGCGCTGACATTATTAATAGTTGATGAGGCTGCATTTGTTCGCAATTTTGATGAGCTTTGGATGGGCTTGTATCCCACACTGTCTACAGGTGGTCGTGCGATTGTATTATCGACTCCGAATGGTGTTGGCGGTCAATACTATGATCTATACATGAAAGCAGAATCTAAAGAAAATGAATTTAATCCAACCAAACTTCCCTGGCATATTCATCCAGAAAGAGATGACGAGTGGTTTGAAAAAGAGTGTAAAAATTTAGACGAAAAGCAAATCGCACAAGAGCTCTTATGCGATTTTGCAGCTTCGGGAGAGACATTTTTATCTATAGAAGAAATTAAATATCTATCTTATTGCGTTAAGACGCCTATGGAAAAATGGGGACCAGAAAACAATGTGTGGGTGTGGAAATATGCTTTAAGTGACCACAAATATATTATTTCTGCTGATGTCTCTCGCGGAGACTCTAAAGATTATTCTGCTTTTCACGTCATAGATACCAACACCTCAGAAGTTGTCTGCGAATTTAAGGGAAAGATCCCACCAGATCAGTTTGCTGTGCTTTTAGTAGAGGCAGGCAAGAGATACAATGAAGCACTGCTATGCCCTGAAAGTAATACATATGGATATGCTGTTTTAGTAAGGCTTCAAGATCTAAACTATGAAAATATTTATTTTAAGAGAGAAAAAGATAAATACGAAGTTCTATATGGTAATGGCTCTATTGGAAAGGCTGGGTTTTCTACCACTGGTAGTTCCAGGCCTAAAATTCTTACTAAGCTTGAGCAAGTCATTAGAAATAAAGAAATTAAACTATATTCATCCAGGCTTTATGAAGAGATGAAAACTTTCGTTTGGAAAGGAAGTAGAGCCCAGGCAATGAGAGACAAAAACGATGATTTGGTGTTGTCGTTAGCAATTGGAATCTGGCTTTATGAAACCACCGACAGAAATAAACAGACTGTCGACATTAACGAAACTATGCTTAAAGCAATGGGGGTTCATAAAAATAATCCTCCCCCAGAATTAGATCCAAATATTAGAGATTTTGCAAGAGTTAATCCATTCAAACCGATAATAATGGACTTTGCGCCCACCGGTGAAGATGAACAAAATGAACATCCAGTTTTCGGTAATGTGGATTGGTTGATAAAATAGAAAATAGTTAGTTATTCGGGAATGTTATGGCAGATGAAACTCCAAGTTTATTTAGAAAGTTAACGCAACTTTTTAGATCAGGTCCTTCAATTAAAAGAAGAGTACGCTCTTTTGATGGTAAGGCCACCACGCAAAGTTCTTTAGAGCAATTTAAAGCAGCTCACCGCGACGTGTATTCGAGCACCCTTAGCGCGTATGGTGCATTTGATAGAATGGCAAGATATTCTGATTTCTCAGAAATGGAAGCCACTCCAGAGATAGCGTCAGCTTTAGATATTTATTCAGAAGAGACAGCCTCTGCAGATGAAAAGGGCACTGTCCTCCACATTTATTCTGAGAATAGAAAGATTAGAGAATTATTAAGAACTCTTTTCTACGATACTTTGAATTTAGATTTTAATTTGACAATGTGGGTTCGTAATTTATGCAAGTACGGCGATTTCTTCTTATTCAATGATGTCTCTCCAGAATTTGGAGTAATTGGTGCTTATCCTGTTCCTATATCTGAGATAGAGAGAGAAGAGGGGTATGACCCAGATGATCCAACTGCTGTAAGATTTCGCTGGATGACTCAGGGAAACCAAGTTTTAGAAAATTGGCAAATTACGCATTTTAGGCTTTTAGCTAATGATGCTTTTTTACCTTACGGTTCTAGTGTCTTAGACCCAGCTCGAAGAATTTGGCGCCAGCTTATCTTGATCGAAGATGCGATGTTGGTGTATCGTGTCATACGCGCGCCCGAGCGTCGCGTATTCTATATAGATATCGGTAATGTTCCTCCCGAGAACGCGGCTGAATATCTAGAACAAGCAAGGGCTTCTCTTAAAACTAATCCGGTAATTAATAAGAGCGATGGCAGAGTTGACCTCAGATACAATCCACTTAGTGTAGATGAGGATTACTTCATACCAGTGCGCGGTGGTGATTCAGGGACAAGGATTGAATCTCTCGCCGGCGGTCAGAACACAGCTGCTATTGAAGATGTCGAATATATTCAAAAGAAAATGTTTGCAGCTTTAAAAATCCCTAAAGCTTACTTGGGTTACGATGAAGACATTGGAGCAAAAGCAACTTTAGCACAAGAAGATATTAGATTTTCAAGAACAATTGCTCGAATTCAAAAAACTATAATTTCTGAATTAAATAAACTTGCTATGATTCATCTTTATGCCCATGGATTCACCGGGGAAGATTTAATAGATTTTAGTCTTAAGCTTTCTAATCCATCTTCAATAGCCCAACAGCAAAAATTAGAACTCATTAGCACAAGATTTGACATTGCAGGTAAAGTTCCTGAGGGTATGGTTGATAAGAGATGGGTTAGAAAAAATGTACTTGGCTTAACTGATGAAGAAATTGAAGCAATCGACGAAGGCATGATTGATGACGCGGCTGCTGCAGCTGAATTAGAAGCAGCAGGAGCAGCTCCCGATTCTGGAGGCGGCGGCGATGAAGGCGGCGGCGATCTTTTCGCAGCAGATATTAAAGATGATGCAGACTTATTAGATGGAAATCTCATCAGCGTAGATGGGTCTTCAATGCGCGAAGCTGACGATGATGATTCTGAAGAAGATTTAGATGAAGATGAAATAGTCAAATTAAGCATGGATGATGAAGACGGTCCCGTAAAAGTAGATAATATGGTCCGCAACATGTGGGGCGAGCCACTTCAAAAAAGCCGAAAAGAAACTAACTCTGCAGGAAAAATTCATTCTCCTGATTTTGCAAGTATGACAGGAGTTGGGAGCAAAACTCGCCAAAGAGATTCTATGAATCGACCTTATGATGAAGATTTTCTTAAGAATCCCTTTGGAGAAGGGCTGATTGCTGATTTGGAAAAAGATGGAAATTTTGGAGAAAGCGCGCTCACTCCAAGATTTAATCCCAGCACAGTTTCGCTGTTAAGTAAGCTGTCGAAGGTGATAAGTAATAATCAGAGTAGTTTGTTAAAAGAAGAAGAATCGGGAATAGATCTCGAAATCATTGACGAAAATCTCACGGCGAACAATGTTTTGAGCGAGGATGATGATGAAGCATAACAAGAAAAGAAACGTTGGAATTATATACGAACAGCTAGCTCAAGCTTTCTCTGAAGCGCTGGTAGAAAAAAATCAAAAGAAAGCTATTTTCGTTAAAAAAATAATAGATGATCACTATGAAAAACGTGGAGAATTATTCAAAGAGTTTAAAATCTTCAATGCCCTATTAAAAGTAAATGTGTCTAGCGATTCATTAGCTACCAACATATTGAAAGAAGCAAAAATAGCTACTATATCTCTCAATAAAAAGAAGCTAAAAATTGAAAAATCCCTGCTCATCAAAGATATTAACTACACTCTCAACGAAGAAAATTTTTATTCAAGAAATGTTTCTGGTTATAGGAATTTAGCGACAGTTCAAAACCTTATGAATCTTTGGTGCCAAAGCTCTAAAAACGATCTTCAAAAAGTGGTAGAATATGAAAATAAAGTTCACGGTCTTTTAAAAGAAGAAAAGAAAAATATCAACGTTAAGCAAGAGCTTAATCCAGAAGTCAATCCTTTGGTTTTAAAGATAATGCAGGAGAAATTTCAGAAGAAATATAAGCGGTTTCTTTCTAAAAAGCAATCATTAATTATTGAGTCTTATATTAGAGAAGATGTTTCTGCTACAAAGAAACTTTTAAAAGAAGTAAAGATGGAAGTAGTAAAGAAAGCTAAGGTATTTGAAAGCGCTTGTGAAAATCAGATTCTTTTAGAAAAATCTGGGAGAGTTATCAGCAAATTATCAGATTTAGATGAAAATAGAATTGATGATGATAGCATCGCCAAGTTTTTGTTAGCGTGCAAACTTTGCGAACAGCTGGAGGAAAAAAGATGAGTAGAAAACTCTTAATGAACTGGACTCCGTTTGAATATACATCAGACATGGTTAAAGAGTCTCGCGAACAAAATGGCGGGAAATTAGTTTTAAAAGGCGTGCTTCAAAAAGCAGACACTCTTAATCAAAATGGCAGAGTGTATCCGCAAGTAATTCTTGAGAGAGAAGTGCGAAACTATCAAAAATTTATTCAAGAAAATAGAGCGTTAGGAGAATGCGATCACCCCGATTCTTCTGTAGTAGAGCTAAAGAATGTTTCTCATATTGTAAGAGAAGCTTATATGGATGCAGACGTATGCTATGGTTCTGTGGAACTTTTAAATACTCCTGCCGGTAAGATTTTACAGAGCTTAGTTGAATCTGGAGTAACGCTAGGAATTTCTTCTAGGGGCGTGGGTTCTACTCGCCACGAAGGAGATTATGACGTAGTCCAAGACGATTTTCAGCTAATATGCTGGGATTTTGTTTCTGAACCATCTACCCCCGGAGCTTTCATGATGAGGGAAGGTAGAGAGATTAATGAGTCAGAATTAGATCAGCATTTTAATTTTACAGACAAAGTGGATAGAATATTTAACGATGTGTTAAGTTGGGGAGATAAATAATGTCTCAGTGGGTTAAACCAAATCATAATTTTGTGCCGGAATATCAGGCTTCCGGCCTGCCTTTTGTTACTTCTAGCAACCTTTCTGGAGAAGTGGCGTCTGCTGGTAATCCGATCAAGATTGATTTTCCAGGGATCACGAGGTGGTTTGAGGTTCACAATCACGGAACAGGTAATTTAAGAGTTGGCTTCACAGAGCTTGGCGTAAAAGGCCAGGGTGCAGTAAGTGGATCAAATCCCGTAGATGGATATGATTTTGCGCCACGGACAGGTGCCACCTATCCTAAACAGCAGCAAGCCAACCATAACAACTTTTTTGTTGTTCCTGCTTCGGGAAGCTTTCAAACTCGTTGGGAACTTAAAACGGATCAAATTTGGATTAGCCATCACTCTGATGGAAATACCGACTTTAGCGTTATCGCAGGTATTACTAATATTCCAGTTCAGAACTTCCTTCCTTTGACTGGATCTGTTGGAATCCGAGGAGTCGGTTAATATGGCTAAATTATCTAGAAATCAGTTAAAAAGTTTAATTAAAGAATGTTTAGTTGAAGTGTTAGTTGAGGGTCTTGTTTCCAGTTCAGGAAATGTGAAACTAGAAGGAGCCTCTCGAAGTAAAAAAACAATTAAGTCCGCCCCGCAACGTCGGCCGGCCTTAGATAATATCACATATAATGATAATAGTAAGATACTGCAAGAGAGCGTAGCAGCATGTACGTCAGATCCAGTGTTGGGAGATATATTGGCTGATACTGCTAGAACCACGCTGCAAGAGCAGTTTGGCGATTCTAGCAATCCTGGTCATGACCAGCAAGTTTCAGTCAATGGAGACCCAGCAGCTAAAATAGCTGCTGGTTCGGATCCATTAGATATGTTTGGAGATTCGGCAAACAAGTGGGCTGCGCTAGCTTTTAACGCAGTTTCTGATAAATGAGTGGAAAAACTCTCACGAAAGTGATAGTTATTTGAGAGTACACATTAGGAGTATCCCAATGGCTAGAAGAAAAACCAAGAACCTTACACCTCAGATGTTGAGACGTATGATTGTGCAAGAGAGAAGAAAGCTCCGAGAGACTTCTGATCCAATTGCTGCTGGCGTTGAAGATCTAGAAAAAGTTAGTGCAGAAGAAGTAGATGCTGGTGAACTGGCAGATACTATCGAAAAAGATATTGATCATCTTAAAGTTTTGAAAATTCAAGAAGCAAAGTTGCGTAGAAAGCTACGCGAAGTTAGTGTGAGAAGAAGAAACACTCAGAAAAGAATTAAAAGAAAACTATAGGAGATTAAAAAATGTCAGCCAAACAAGGAACAGTTAACGCAAATTCTACGGTAGCAGCCTTAGGAAATATCGGCGGCCTTTCCACGTCGGGTACAGAAAGCGTCCAAGCATGCTTTCCCGCATCCCCGCTCGGTACCATTAATCAGCTTACTGATGATGGGACACACGACGCTTCGGCAAACCCCATGATGAAGTGGTACCAAGAAAATGTGCTTGATGCTGTTATTAATGATAGCGGTCACACTTTTGGCGAAGTCTCAATGAACTTCACAGGAGAAGGATTCACACCTCTCCCACCGGCACTTGGAGAAGTTACTGTAGAGGGACCGGCCCCAGCTAGCGCTTGGGTGCCAAACCCAGTCTCTCCAGGTCCAGGAAGCATCAACCCAGCCGATCAAGGTGATCCGCCAGAAGGATTTGGCACAATTCCAAGCGACACCCCCGGAACTGGCGTTGGATCTCAGCTTGGTGTTGTAGATTCTTCTGCTCAGCAATCCTCGGCCACTCTTGGAGCATATGGCCTTGGAGACTCGCCCTACGCCGGCGGTTGATAATTGATTATAATATGCCAATCCCAAAACACCCATCTGGTATCACTGGTTATCCTTATGATAGCAGAAGTGATTTAGGATATGGAACATTAAATCCGCAATTTAATGAACCAAGAAGCTTTGAACAATACTCCGAGCCTCCCATCGAAGATGTGGAGGCCGAGTTATCTATGGAACCAGATACTCTTGCTTCTGTTTTATCTAAATTATTAAATTATCACGGAGGAGATTCATTGGCTTGGAATGGTACTGACCATTTTTATTATGCTGGAGCTGCAACAAAATTATCTGAGCTTTCTACGGCAAAAGGAATGGTCCCATTTCCTAAAATGTATGCTGGTCGAACTGGAAGCGGTTTTGGCGGCGCTGGAGAAGCGCTACCTCATCCAGGTCCCACAGTTGGCTTCAGATCAGTTTCTAGGCCCACCGGAACAAAAAGAGGATTTTCTAAAAGTCCATATCCTGAATATGTAATAGATGAACCCAACTATGAATTAGAAGACATTCTCACAGCAGATGAAGCCGAAGATAACGTCTCAGACTTAAAAAAGTTGGTTTATTTAATTCACCAAGAGCAAGAAGATGAAAATAGTTAGTGGAATAAGCACTTTAATCGATATATTTAATTCAAATTGCCTTTGTAAGTGGTGTAAAATATGAGTTTAAGTCTTTATCAAGAAGCAATCATTGAAGCGAAGCAGCTGAAAGATATTGCTGAGCAAAATGCAAAAAACAAAATCATTGAAGCACTTACGCCTCAAATTCAACTTATGATTGAACAGCAACTTACAGATGAATTTGACGAAGAATTTGACGAAGAAACTGTCGAAAGCGAAGAAATGGTGGAAGAACTTCCACCGGAAGAATTATCTTTTTTATCTTCCCCCCAACCTCCGACAGCCACTTTAGATTTAGGGTCTACTGTTATTATAGACGGTGAACCAGAAGTAGAAGAAGACCCAGATATAAGTCTTGACATTGATGGCGAGATTAATTTAGATATTGAAGGTCAAGAAGAAGAAGAGGAAGAAGAGGAAGAAGACCTGCTTTTAAGTAAAGCAGGAGTTGAAATGTTAGAGTCACATATTCATCGTTCAAGAAATAGAAAGTTAGCTTCTAAAGTTAGCGTTCTTAACAAAAGAATTAAGACTTTAAGAGAGGCAGTTGATGGCATTGATTTTAGAAGGCTTAAGCTTTCAGAAAAGAAAATAGCATTAACTTACTATGGCAAATTATTAAATGAAGTGTTTAGTTTGTCACAGAGCGTAATAATTATGAGCGAGTCTGTTGACGAGAGACTCGAATACCGAATTCTAGGAATGCTTAAGGAGATAAAAGATATGTCTAGGAAAAAAGATAGGTCAGCGTTCCGCAGACTCTTTGAGGAGTTAGCTCAAGATGAGGGTCTTCGTGAACAGGAAGAAGATGAACTGGCAGTTGAAGACGAGGTCGAGATCGAGGAAGAAGTTCCTGGGTCTGAAGATGTCGATGTCGATGCTGCTACTGGTGCCTTGGAAGATTTAGGTGCTGCACTTGGATTAGACGTTAACGTCGAAGCTGAGGGAGAAGGAGAAGAAGTTGAAGTGGAAGAAGAAGAGGGCATAGAGCTCGAACTCGAGGAGGGAGACGTAGAAGAGATGTATGAAATCTCTGAAACTGCTATCCGCCGCGAACTTCGCCGCATGAAACGTCTGAGAGAACAGGAAGAGGGACGTGCTGCTGCAGCCGATCCCGCACTAGCCCATGGTGGTGAGGATGAGGGAGATGTTTTCATCGATGTTGATGAAGATACACTTTTGAATGCTCTTGCTGATGAGCTTGGCGACCCTGGAGTTCCAGAGCCCACAGTTGAATCGCGCCGTCGGAGAGCTCGTAGAGTTCGTCGTTCGAGTCGCAGAGTTAATGAATCTCGCAGAAGAAATTCAACTTCTCGCACTCGCAAAGCTTCTAGAGTTGGAAGCCCCGCGGTGAGAGAAAATGTTCGTTTAAAGAAACAGTTACAAGAAATGAACCTGTTTAACGCAAAACTGCTTTTTGCCAATAAGCTCATGCAAAATCGTGGACTTTCTACTAAGCAGCAGCGCGCAATCGTTGAAGCCCTTGATAATGCTTCTACAATTAAAGAAGCTAAGCTCCTATATCAGGGACTTAGCAATTCACTACAGCGCAGATCCGGAAGAACCCTTTCCGAGGGATCTTCTCGATTGCTTTCATCCTCATCCAGATCAACCCGGTCGGCAGCCCCGGCCCAAAGTGGTGTTGAGGTCGATAGATGGGCAGTCCTTGCTGGACTTAACAACAAATAAAACCCTTTAAGGAGAAAACTAAAATGAGTAAGAAATTCACACTCAATCAGTTGACAGAGGGCATTCGGCAACGACACGTCGGAACCCAGAATCGTCGACTCATTGAAAAGTGGGCCCGCACAGGTCTCTTAAGAGGCCTCGAAGGAACGACCCGCGAAAATATGGCCACGCTGCTTGAAAATCAGGCTGCACAGGTTCTTAGAGAGGCTAACAGCATTTCAACAGGTGCTGGAGCGCTCACATCTAGTGGCGATCTTCGTGGTTTCACGAATATTGCCTTCCCAATTGTCCGTAGAGTATTTGGTGGATTGGTTGCCAATGAGCTGGTTTCTATTCAGCCCATGAGCCTCCCATCTGGCCTACTATTCTATCTAGACTACACGTATGGTACCCCACAGGGCGGTGCTTCTGGTGGCGGTGCTCTTTATAACACCGGTTCTTCTATCTACAACGCTCCTGCAGGAAAGGGCATCCGCTCTGGATCGCTTGGAGTTGGTGGTCAGTACAACCTTGTTGGTTCTGGATATTCCAGAGTATACAAGACAATTGCACTTGGCACCGGTGGTGATGCAAACGCAGAGTACCTAATGGCTTCTGGAGCTTTTGCTGGTGGAGCACAGCTCACCAATGGCAGTGTCTGTAGCGCAACTGGCTCTGATGCCAAGCTGCTTCAGTACGATCCGCAGCTGTTAGATGCTATTAACGATAACAAGCTTGGAGCCGTATCCTTCCCAGGTGGATCTGGTGGTAATGCTGTTTATCAGCTAGCCATCGTTCGCGCTTCCATTTTGAGTGGTGCAGACCACACCATGACGAAGGAAGTCGGCCTGTTCAAGGATACTATCGGCGGTGGACCGTCCACATTGGCGAAGATCGGTGACGATCCACAGGGTGCACTGATTCAGGATGGTAATAACGTTCTCAACGTCCGACGCCTTAACCAGCTCGGTACTTGGAACTCGACGACCCGCCTGTTCACGGTAGATCCTCTTGCACCTGCTAGTAATCGTACAACTGGAATCTTGATGGTACTTTCGGGTACATCGGCAGCTGGTGTTCCGAGTTTTCTGACAGTTGGATTCCCGCTGTCTCCATCTCTTAACTCCCCCGCTGGTGGAGCTGATGGAACTCTGGTTATTCCGGCATTTGAGTCAAACTTTGCTGCGACTCCATCGCCTGAGATTCCAGAGATCGATATCAAGATCGAATCGATTGCGGTTACTGCGGTCACTCGTAAGCTCCGTGCTCGGTGGTCACCAGAACTCGCTCAGGACCTGAACGCTTACCACAGCTTAGACGCTGAGGTTGAGCTCACTCAGATCCTCTCCGAGCAGGTTGCTCTAGAGCTTGATAGAGAGATCCTTAATGATCTTCTCACTCAGGCCAAGACCAACTATTACTGGTCCAGATCTCCTGGCAAGTTCGTCAATAAGAAGACTGGTAGTGCTCAGCAACGCGGTTCTTCCCTTGATCCCGGACCTGCCTTTACTGGTACAGTTCGCGAGTGGTATGAGACTCTTATCGAGACCGTTATCGATGTCGCTAATGAGATTCATCGCCTTACCCTTCGTGGATCGGCAAACTTCATGGTCGTAAGTCCAGACGTTGCCACAATCCTCGAGGCTTCTGTTCTCTATCGTCCCAAGTATACCTTGGACGGTGACGGACAGGTAGGTGCTCCGATGAATCTTGGTGCTGAAGCCGTTGGTACACTTAGTAACCGTTTCACGGTCTACAAGGATCCTTACTTCCCACGAAATAAGATCCTCGTTGGCTACAAGGGCGGAAGCTATTTGGAGACTGGATACGTCTATGCTCCATACGTACCACTGATCGTCACACCTACTATCTTCGCTCCAGAGGACTTCACACCCCGCAAGGGCGTGATGACTCGATATGGTAAGAAGATGGTTCGTTCTGACTTCTACGGTTCGGTTACTGTGCAGGATCTTAACATTATCTAATCTGATTAGGTAAATTCCTATACTAAGGGCGGCCTTTCGGGGTCGCCCTTTTTATTTTTGATTTTTGAAGTTAATGTAAGACTAACAGCATATTTAGTGATAGGCCTGGTCTATTTAATCAGCCGACAGCCCCGGCAGATCAGAAGCATGGGAACAAAAAAGGAGAAAGATTATGCCAAAGGTAACAATTACAGATACAAAGGGCCTCGTTCAAGAAACAGGTACTGGCTTCATTATAAAAAACGTGGGTTTAGCGTTAAGCAAGCAGGATGTAGAAGCACCCGCAATTGCAGCAGCTGCCACCGCTTCCAGAATTCTAGTTGGATCGTCAGTTATTTGGGTAGACCAAGCTAATGATGCTAATGATCGTGCTTATTTGCCCTCGCCTACGGCTGTTTCAAATGGCCACTTCGTTATCATCGTAGATGTTGGAAGTGCTGGGTTTGAGTTGAGCTCAGAAGGCGACGGCACCACAGCAACAACGATTAACGGAACTGCAGTGACTGCTGCAAATGGTACTTATGATAAAGAGCTTGCAATTGCAGCCAACGCCTGTGCAATAGCTGTTAAGACAGGCGCTAATGCTTGGCATGTTGGAACAATGGCGGTAGGAACACCGAACTGATCACGTAGGATTAAGTTAGACACTTTAAGTGTTCTTTATATACTAAAGCCGTCCCTTCTTGGGGCGGCTTTTTTTATTTTAACGTAATAATTAATAGTATACTATTTAAGTCATGGATGTGCGTATGTATAAAGAGGAAAAAATATGGCAAGCAGTGTTAAGTCAGCCAGTCTTCCCACCGTATACCCTCCT